TGTAGTTGGCTGTTACAACTGGAGCCTGTGTCGCTTCTACCGCTTCGGTTGCGATAGGAGCCTCAGAAGTAATTTCTGACACTATGTTCTCCTTTGTTGTGGTTTCCTCAGCGGTTGCTTCGGAATTCTCTGGTGTTTCGCTAGCTGCTACCTCAGCGACCCGTGCGCTGCTTATAGCCGGTTCGGTGACAAGTGATACCTCTTGCAAGGAACTTGACTGTATCCGTAACACGCCATCCTCATTTTTCCATTCGTTGATTTTTACACCAACGCTGAATCCATCTCTTAAACCTGTAGCTGCTTCCTCAAGTGCATCATCAGCTGCAAAAGTCTTAGCCAATTTAAATGTTGCTTCTAAGCCCTGCTCTGTGGCAGTAATATCAACCAATTTGCCTAGTGGCTTTGTGCGCTCATGCTCAAGTAATAATTTGACAGGCTTTGAAAAGTCAATGCTGTCTTTTTCAAATACTGTTAATCCTGCGCTCGTTGAACCTTCTTCATTCCAACTTACAATGCGACCAGTCAGCGTTCGCTTATTTGTATCAGCAGCGGTTATCTCTATTGGGAAATTAATCTTCATCGGATTAAGTCCTCCTCCTCTTGGATTTGCTCAACGCTCATTGCGCCAATGCGATTTAGGATTTCATAAACTTGCGCACGCTCTAAAGCAGATCCACGCAAGAAATCATCAATGTCAAATCGAGTTTCAATTCCGTTAGGGCAGAAATCCGCAGCAGATAATCTTTGCTCAATGGCAGTTAAGATTGGACGAAGTGAAAAGTCAATCAACGCTTTTCTTTCGGCTAAAGTGTTGGTATAAGTCATGCTAGTTGTTTCAGCAGATACAAAACTTGCCGGAATGCCGCTCGCTCTGCTAATTTCCAGAGCCAAGTATTGTCTAGCTTCATTTAATTGTAATTTAGCAGGGTCGAAGCCTAATGCTTGTAATTCAACATCAGCATTTAAGAATGCAGTTGCTCTTGTTGATCTTGACACTCTCCATGATTCTAAAAGTTTTGTAATTCGCTCTGGAGTAAGGTTCGTGCCATTTGATTTCAATACCATTTGTGGCATTGGCTCCTTAGCATACATTTCAGCTGCTTTTTCCAATTCTGCTGCTGCTTTAATTGTGCGACCTGCTCGATTTAGTATTCCTTCATCTAAACCATTAAATACAATTAAACTGCCTAGACCAAATGGCGGAACTCGCTTTCCATCAACTGTGTAGTATTCAATTTCGGTTGAGTTACCATTTAGTGAAGCAAAAACTCTATTTGGTGCAATTCTTGTCCATGCACGAATTCTTGAAGCATCCGTTGCAGCATAAGCATCCATAACCATTCCATACGCAACTCCGTATAGAAGCAAGTCCTCAGCGATCCACGCATATATTGCTGATCCTGCAACTCTTGGATCTGGTTGCATAATTACTCTATTTGGTCTTACATGCTCATTTGTAAAATGATTGTATTGCTCAAGTGGTAATGAACCAATTGTTGAACAAATTATATTTCTTGCGCGAGCACCGGAAGGAATCGCCATGTATTGCTCACGAGTTGCGGTTGTAGTTCCAAATAGAATTCCGCCAACTAATTGTTGTGAGTTGTAAGGTGCTAATGCAGCTGCAACATCTACTGGATTTGCTTGCTGATTTGATCTTGCTGTGAATCGATCGAATAATCCCATTAGCACATAATATACCATAAATACAAATTATCCGACTTGAATATCAATCTCCGTTTCAGGTTGTGTCGCAAAATAGGTTGCAAGTGCGGAAGCGACAGCTGCACAAACTGCCACTCTGCTTGCACGCCTTCCAATAACCCAACTGCCATCCCCAAATGGCAACTTGGCTGCTGAAAGTGTTTGTTGGGTCAATTCCTCCTGACCCCCATGCTGTAATCGATGGGAATTTATTGCGCCCAGCCACCGATCACAACTTTCCGCATAGATTGCGCCATCCATGTCGGTTATGGGTATTCCAGCAGGAACTAGCCGACTTGCGACAGCTTGTGCAGTCCGTTTGGAATACGCCACAGTTTGAGTGTTATATCGTCTTACATAAGGTGCAATATCGTTTGCAACTGCTAAATCATTTAGGCTGTAATCATTTGACCAAGTGTGCAATAAAACTAAATTAAATCTTTCTCCTGGTAATTTCTGAGTTGCAACTAATGCGCCAAATTTTCTATCAGGCGATAAATCAAGTCCTAGCCAAGTTGGTTGTTCAGGATCTAAAGGTATCGGGTCGGTCTGACATAAAGCCCACTTTTGTGCATCGATCGCTGAATTTATTGTGTCTACCCATTGCGCTAAAACCTCAGTTCGCACAATATCTGGAGGATCATTAATAACGGCTTTTAGGTTGTCCGGATGAATTGTAATTCCTAATGATGGATTGGCTTGAGCGAAAGCATCCCAATTTATCTCACCTGACGGAAGCAAGATAGGTGCATCGGGTTCAGCACTCCACTCAAACCAACCAATCGGATCGTTAGTCGTGGCTGACGCTAACGCCCTCTCACGCAATTTGTTTAGAATTACGGAATGCTGATCTCCGGCTGATGAATAGATCCATACCTGCGGATTCTTAGCAGCCATCATGGAATACCGCATTGATGACCAAGCATCCTCATCTTTATATTCTCGCAACTCATCGAGGTGGATTGTTTCAGGTTTGCTTAAACCTCTAGCTGCATTGTTCGCAGCCTTTACAACAAATCGCCTATTGCCAAACAATTCGATTTCCTCAGCGCCATGTTGCCATCGGATTTTCTTTACTTCTTTTTCAAGTCTTGGATTTGTTTCAATTAAGCCAACGATCTGTCTAAAGGTTTCAAGTGAGGTTGTAAGTCTATGAGCTGAGGCAAGTTGTAATCCTTCACCCCAAACAAACATGCCAGTCAAGATCCGGAGCATCATCAGCGTGGACTTACCTTGCTGCCTTGCCATAATTAATCCCAGTTCAGAATGAGCCCACCTGCCATCTGGTCTGACTTTGTGACCATGAATGCAGACATACCGCTGCCATTCCATAAGGTTGATGCCTAGTTCGGTGGCAAGGTCGATCATGTCTTGACCTTTTGAAGGTAAATCAGTCAGTTTTGAATGAATTCGTGGAGTTTGCACACCTCCTAAACCTGAATAGGTCGGATCTGTCAAGATCTCTCCCGTTTGTAAATTAATCAAAGCGATTCAGTCTGAGCGTGGGCGATCGAGGTGTTTTGTGGGTTAGAAAAGGAACGGGGGGTCGGTGGTGTTCTCTTGCCCACAAAAAAACGCCCACCCTTAGATAAATTGCACTTGTAACAGGCACTCAATAAATTTTGGTCATCATCTAAACCCCCGAGGCGTCTTGGAATAACATGATCAACCGTGTCTGCTTCTTGCCCACAGTATTGGCAGATGTATCCATCTCGCCTAAGTATCCGCTCTCTAATAGAACGCCATTGCCTAGTCGATCCAGTAGATCGTAGAGCTGACTTACTCATTAATACCAACCTTTAATGTTATGATGTTGTAATGCTTTACAAGGTTCATCATACCTGTGTTTAATATAAGCCAATCCTCTGTCAATCTGTTTAATAGGATTCTTTTCTTTAAGCCCTAATATCTGTGGAATACCAAATGCACTTGACTTCGGGTTTTTAGCCTTGTAGTTCCATCTACTCTCTTTATGCCATAACTCATCTAAACAATAGAACTCAGTAAATGAATGATTAAGCTCTATGAAAGCATATTGTTTTAATGTATTTACAGACCAAGATTTAGCAACGGAATCATCTTGTAAAAGGCTTATGTTCAAGACTATGAACAGAGGTATCACCAAACCAAACCTTGCGATCTTTCTGCTTCGCAGATCGCCCTTTCGCTCTGAAAGCGAATTTGCGTTTAAGGGTAGCATACGCTTCCAAATCCTTCGGCATAACCGCAGGTCAGACGGCAAGTCGTTCATATAGACATCCATCCTATGTATTGTGCATCTGGGTTATCGAGCAGCCATTGCTTACGCAATTCGTTCTGATAAGCCCAATTAATTTGATGCGTTATTTCGTCATGATCAGCGCACATGTATGGCACTCCTTATCTGCAAACATCCAAGACCCACATTTAGTGCAGCGCATTACAGGTTCTTGAGTGTCAGTTGATTCTGCTAGGTTCTTAATTCCCACAGCACAACACTTTAGGCATTGATAAACTCTAAAACCATCAGCTTGTGGGTATCCATCAAGCCATTCAAACTCAGTATTGGCTGAACAGAAATTACATCTAAAATTAACCATCTTTGCCAGCCCATCCAGTCCCTCTAAAGATCGTTGGCACAGCTGTAAAGACACGCCTTAAAGGTGCATTGCATACTTGACAATGAGGGATTTTATGATCCATTGGTAAATCCAATACAATCAGCAACCCCTCACCATCGCACATGTAATCGTAATTAGGCATGATACGGAATTCGGTTTATTGCATGGCAGGAATAGCATCGAAGCAGATCGCCCTCATGAAGTAATCTGTCATCGTTGCATAAGTCGCAAGTAACCATTGATGGCTCTACTTTTACTCCGTCATCCGTAAAGGTGGCAGTTAAGCCAGAGCCGTCAATTATTTGTAATTCACCCATTTATTCACCTCCTTCAAAATACCATTTTCCATTAGCTGTAAGTTTTGCCCACTTAGGTGGACATTCTTTTGCTTTGCATACATACCCTCGGTATGGTTTTCCGCCCTTGCTGATACCCTCTTTAAGAATATGCCCATGCTGGCATGCAGGTGGCTCATTAGGTATTGATGCACCAATCTCAGCAACAACATCACCAACAGACCAAGCAACAGGTTCAGGATCTTTCTTATCAGCTGCAAAACTATCTCTTAGGATTGTTTCAATTTGTGCTGATTTGCTTCCGGGCTTGCCATACATATTTTGGCGGCTTTCTAGCTTCTCCTTAAAAGATTGATCTGTTTTAACAGTCTCCATGCTGTCTTTTGTAGCAGTCTTGTTTGATCCTTTGAGAATTATTATTGCCCTTCCCAAACTACTGCTCGCAGTATCCTCGACATACCATTTTTTCATATTAGCCATATAAGTTTCTCTAGATCCAAATGCAATATTGCTAACTGCTGGTGCTGGATCTGCTGCATCTCGCCACAAGGTTGCTTGCACCAAGATATAACCTTTTTCAGGATCATGACTAATTACTGATATATCAGATCTACCCATTGGATAATTGGCAATAAACCATTTGTTCAAAGTTGCCACATCCTCATAATCCTCAAGATTAAATGCCATTATTTATCCTCCCCTAATGCGTAATAACTAATTATTTGAGCAACATGATTCGTGTGCTGTTCCGGATCTAATTGTCTTTCGCCAAGACATCTCCGTTCACATTGCTCGTGCTCCATCAAAATAATCTTGGTTTGATAAATTACTCTCGATACACTAATTGACATTAGTCCTCCCAGTTTTCATCTTGGACTGCGTCGAGCACCGTTTTATAGACAGACCCATAGGCGATGAAGTCCTTGATACTGTCCTCATGGTCTGGAGTTTCACTAAGCCGAGAAACCTTGACGAGTGCCATACATAATGCAGCTTGGTGTGGTGTGATAGGGAAATCGAGATATGCAGACCAAAGACCTGCAATTCGTTTGTGGTTATAATAAGGATGTCCGTACACACTTCCACGCTGTTGGATTGTAGTAATGACCTCATCAAAGAGCTGCTCAGTTTTTGTCATAATCAAAGACTTCATCTGACTGCTGCTTAATGTCAATCATTCTGCGGTGCATATCCCAACCCACTGCCCTGCCACGCCAATAGCCACGATTGTAAATTTCGGTTTGCCATAAATTGACTGCATAGGCTAATAAGCCTGTTGCTATCATGAACCATAAAATGGTGATTCCATTGATTTTCATACTGCTCCCTTTACCCACAGCGTTCGTGTGGATACAGAAAGTATGACCTAAATCAAGGACGCTTGGTTATTTTCTTTCGGAGTGTTGTATAACGATTAGATAACGCTAATATCCTCAAAATCATCGATATGGTCATCAATCGTCCGTTCGTGATAATCGGTTTCAAGACCCATAAGTCCGTCTATTATAGGTGAATGATCCATCATGATTGACCGGAATCAACTCAACTTGATGTCCTTTATTGCCAAAACTAAGCACAGTAAAGCCCATATTCCAGTCGGCTGAGTTATATTTTAGGTAACTAGCCTTACGCATGTCCATGAGATGACCGGCTTCTATGCCCCAAATCGTTGAATAACGCCCATTTAAGCCAGTTTGGTGTCGGACTGCACCCTGCCTATGGCTATGCCCACAAACGACGCTAGAATGCCACTTTTTACTAAGATTTAAGGCAGTTATACCGGCATGCTTGGACATGTTGCCCTCATCGCCATGAGCCAAATGCCAGCCCTTTTCAAACTCGTAGGCTCGTTTATGGAATTTGATTCCTAAGCTGCTGAAATCCATAAATTTGTCATAAGCCAATTCGGGTAATCCAATAAGTGATGGCGCACCTTTAAGTAAGGTTTGATAAATTCGATCTGTGTGATTCGATCTGACGATATCGGTCGTGCCTAGGTCGTAAAGTATTTCCTGACCAAGTTTTCTTTCCTCGTCAAGTGTTTCTGCAAACTCTAGTTTTGTCCCTTTTGCCCAACGGCTTTGCGAACCAAGATCCATTTCATCACCAACATTTAATACAAAATCAAATTTTTCATGCCTTGCCATTTTAATCAAATTTGAAACTGCCTTCGGATGGTGCAATGGAATCTGTAAATCTGGCGTTACAAGATACCTGCGGTTGGCTTTAATTAATCGTCATCCTCATCGTCAGTTGGATCTATGGATGGGATGATCCCACCATCGCCTACAATCCAATTCGGGAATGTCTTATATTCAGTCATCAACCAAAAAGCGTGCTCAGGTGTAAATCCTGCTTTTCTAGCTGCTTTGTAACATTCGTGCAAAGCCAAGTAATGCTGATCTATCTTGCTTAATGGCTCAGGAGTTTGGCGAACGACTCGACGATTGATCTTTTTGCGTTTTATAGGTTTTCGTGTGTTCGCCATAATTAAAATTATCGCTTACTGATTAAGACAAACAGATCATCGACACGCTGTTCAAGTCTTGTAATTTGATCTTTGATGCTTGAGCCTGAGTTTGGCTTTAATTCATTTAAATAAGATTTAATAACCCATCGCAGACCCAGCAACAAACTTGTAGATACGGCGGTTACGCCAACGGCTATACCAACCCATTCGTTGGCTGTCATTTCGCATTAAGTCCATAATCAGCTTCTTTGCCGGACTTTGGATCTAATGCCTTGGCAAGAGGTGCAACCAATGCTCCAGCAAGGATTGCAAACTCTGGTCGGATATCAGCAACAATTGCCAACAGGACAGTTATACCGGAAGCAGCCACAGCTCTTAAATATGACTTAATTGCTGCCTTGTGTTTGTTCGATAGTTTCATGCTTTGCCTCCTAGTAGTGGGATGTGAAAGAAATCGCCTTTTTGATTTGGATGGAAACTTATATGGATGTGTTTAGTGTGAGGATTGATGCCCTTGTATTTACGCCAACGCCAGTTCAAAAGATTGCTGGCAATACGATGATTATGGATTACATACTTGATACGCTTATCTGTTTTGCCAGCAATGCGAATTTGATCGGCAAGATATGCAGACATGCTTTCCGCTGCACTAAGATCAGATGTAATGTCAATGGCACAAACCTCACCCGAAGGCAAGGCGTTGTGATCCGATTTCACTTTTTGATGCCTAGCGTCTGAAATCCAACCATCCGATTTTCTAGATCTATCGGCAAAACTGTCATCGATCTGCTCACGCAGTTGAACAGCTGCTTTAGATAACCAAGGTTTCATTACAAACCTAGAGCGGTCAAATCCTCAACAGTTAAACCAAGGGCAGCAAGTTTAGCCTGTGCTGTTGCTTTTGCTGCTAACTTGGCTTCCCTTTCGGCTTTTACTAAATCTTGCACTTCTTGCCACAATCCATCAAGTTTTGCTTTAGTTGGTTTAGGTGTATCGGATAACCAAGTTAAACCAGAATAATCATCTCCATCTAAAGTCCATTCAGATCCAAAATATTTTTTGGTTAAAATTAAAGAATAATCAATCATTATGCACCTATTTCCATTACTAAGATATTTGATGCTGACCTTGTTCTAGTGAGAGAGTCTCCATCAGCTTGTGATCTATTAATGTAAAAAGTTCCTGAACCTGCTAAAACTATGCCTTGGATTTTATATGTTATTGCTGAGGTAGTTGCTGGACTATCTAAAAATCCAATTGCAACGTTTGTGCTTGAACCTTCTGCAAGCATAAAAATATCACCACTTGAACGAGTTCTATTACCAGCGGTGTCACCAATTGAAATTGCAGTTGAGTCTCTTAGCAATCTTATTGTTGCTTCGTTTGTTCCGGGTGATCCTTGACCATTAACAGTTGCTAAAACTAAAATTTTGCTGGTGTTTAAGGTTGGAGTAATTGTTACCGATAAACCAGTAACATCTGTAAAACTTGTGCTTGAAGATGAAAAAGAATCTGACTTGAAAACACTTACTACTTGTAAAACCTTTCCACCAGCAGGTGCAGCCCATTTAAGACCTAGACTTTGTGCGGAATCTGCCGTAAGAACATGACCATTTGTTCCAATTGGAATTCGTGCATCAGCTGTATCAAAACCAAACAAATCGCCTTTTGTTGTCAATGGAGTTTGATCTGCTGTCGTTGCCCATTCAGGAGCGGTTGCACCAGAATTTACTCGCAATACTTGATTTGCAGTTCCTAAAGGTAATCTGGTATTTACGTTTGGCGTAGATGATCGATATTCAATATCGCCAAGAGTTGTTGATGGGTTTAAGTTTTTCGTTGTCGTATCAACAGATGAACCAAGCGTGCGAATTGCAGCTGCACCATCCTTGACCAACGCTGTATCATCTGGCGTTGTCCAGCCATAGTTTGTAGTAGTTGCCATTTTTCTCCTATTATCAGGCTACGATTGTAGCGTATTCCCATGTTAAAGTTGGATCAATTGTGTTCCATGCCTCGGTTATTGGAACAGTATTCCAGCGCATCGCCACTTGGCTAAACGCCACCGGTGAAAGATTGATGGTTAGGAATAATTCATTGAACCTTGTGCTCCATCGCCAGCCCTCGACATACCCCTCAAAGACACCATTGGAGATCTGGGTTGGCAAGTTTTGAATGTTTAACGGCTGACCCATAAAAACACCCAACAGGTTGTCCCGATCGCTATTATCAATCTGAGGATTGGTTATTGGAAAGGTTATGGATTGGAAGGCTGACAACGGAAAGGCACGCTGAGCAATGTATCTATTTGCAACCTCTTGTGCATCTACACCTGAATGAATGGCAGAGTTGATGTTTTCGGCTTTGTAACCGTATAAGCCAATCGATTCAGCACTTGTAGCAGTTGCCTGTGAATTAAAATTATTTCCATAATTGATATAAATGTCGTTGCGAATATCAGCTGATCTTGTGATGGTCGATAATCCCTGACCTAAAGCATGCTTAGCGTCTAAATCAACATAACCATTGGCTATCAAATAAGTCTGCCTGTGGTCTGCATCAGCATAACCAATATCTCCGTTAGGTGCTTCATACATATAACCAAATGCGCTATCAGCAATAAAACTTGCAATGTTATAGACAGTATCAGCATCAGCGGATCTGCTTGACATTGTGTAAAGCCCCGGTTGATCGATTTCGCCTAAACCTTGATTACCTGCCGTTGCCCAAGTTTCTGTTGCGTTATAGGTCGCCCATGTTGTAGCTGCTGGGACATCATTCCATAATGCCAACAAAACGCTAGATAGTAACTCATAAATCTGGTCGCCATCCTCATCTTGTGAAAGATTGTCGTTGTAAATTTCTTTGGCAAGTTTAACTAATGAACCCATTGCAAGGATTGTGTAATTTACAACAGTTGCCAATGATCCAGTTGCCCCAACCTCAACAGTTACATCAGTAACATCTCCACCAAATAAATTTACATAAGTTCCGGAACTATCTTTAACTTGCAAACTTAAAGAATCATTAATTTGAAAAGGCAAGGTTTGACCAGATAAGGCTACTAAAGCAACCTGCAAATAAGATGGATTAGGTTGAGTATAAATATCATCTCGACCGGCTTGATGGGCAATATCGCTGATAGCAATGTCGGTGTAATCAACACCAGCAACAGTTAATTTCCAGTCAGGTGTCCAGACTGTCATTATCGAG